AGGGCATGACAGACTTTTCCATAGTGATTTTCTCCTTGCGGGCTTCCCGGCCCGCGGAGGTGATTGTAAACCAAAAAACGCCCTCGGTGCAATTCGATTTGATGTTTTGCAGACAAAACGTGATTTTCTGCAATTTTTGCAGGGTTTCTGCATTTTCTGCAAAATGCTGCAGACGCAAAAAACCAAAATCTGCAGGCCTGCAGGCGCATTTCTGCAGAAAACGGGCGGTTTTCTGCACGTTTTTGGTTTTCTGCAGATTTTTGCAGATTTTTGCAGATTTTCTGCAACTCTCCGGATGATTTTCTGCAGAAATGCGCCCCTTTTCTGCAGAAAATCCAAAAATGCACTTAGGGTTTTTCGGGCTTTTAGGGCAATTTTGTTTTTTCTTAACTCTTTGATATATAACCTTTATACCCCAACTACCCGAATACCCAAAGAATAAAAGAGTATAAATAAAAAGGGATATAAAGGGGAAATATGCAGAATATAAGGGAAAATTGCAGAAAAATAGGATCGTATATAAATCTATAAGATCAAAAACCACTTGGGGTTGAGACAGTTCGGGAAATTTAAGGAAATACTGCCGCTGTATCAATGGTTAGCGCGATAAAAATGGCTACCCCGATGCCTTTTGGATTGGGGTAAATGCCCCAAATGCTGCAGAGTGCGGGCGCACCCGGAACCCGCCCTTATAAAGAATGCGACAAAAATCACGAAAAAGTGTTAAAAATCTCTTGCGTCTCTCAAAACAGGAGAGTAAACTGCCCGTACGGGCATTAAGCCCGGATAACCGAGGGAATGACTATGAGAGCAAAGGCAAAAATCGAAGTGGCTGTAAAGCCGGAGATGAAGGAGGCTGAGCTGTGCGTCCTGATGGCGATCAATATGTTTGACGCCGCCTTTCCGGGCCAGATCCGCGTGCGCGCCGTAAGCGCCACGGCGATGGAGGTAGGCGTGCCTGACACGCCAGAGGACGCCGAGGCCTACGGTTTTGCGTACAGTCAGGTGCAGTGCTACCTGATGAACGCCGGGGCGCCATATACGGAGGGCTTTGACATCTCCGAGCCTGACTACGAGAGCGATCCCGGCTGGATCACTGCCTTCATCTGCGCGATGTAATAACGCGCATTCATCATTACCGGGCGCCGCAGGGCGCCCTTCTGGAGAGAACCATGAAAGACGAAGAGTATCTTAAGGATTTTCTGCCTGATGAGGTCTACAAGGACTATCAGGCTAATCGCCCGGCGTATCATCCGGAGAGCCTTTTCAACAGCGATGAAGACCGGATGTTCTGCGGCCTGACAATGGCCATCGAGGATGAAGCCGAGCGTATCGGCATCGAGGTGTTTGAGGCCAACGGGCATACCGCCGCGGAGGCGCGCGAGTTCTATGACCAGGGCGCGCTCGACGATGTTGCGGCATGGATGGCCGCTGAAATTGTCCGCCGCCGCTATAAGAGTTTCGATGAGGTCAGGGGCTTTATCCGCGGACGCGCGCTTGTCGATGTGTCAGACGCGATGCTGCGCGAGGCTCTTGACGACTGACACGCCTTGCCCGGCGCCATGCCGGGCTTTTGTTCTTGGAGGAGATATGAAGGTCTGGGTTGAGATTGTCGCAGTTGACGGCAGGCGCATTAAGACGCCCGTCTGCGAGGATTACGAGGATCACCGGGACGATGATCCGATTTACACCGCTGATGTTGTCGCGGAGGGGTTTACGTACTGGGCGCGGGACAGCTATTTCGGCGTGCCTGAGCATCAGCGCCCGCATACACGCCTCGGCAGGGCTCTACACGCCGCAGGGTTTGAGGGCGTGCGCTCGCTCGGCTGCATCGCGCACGCCGGAGACGGGCTTTACAGCTTCACTGTCTGGGAGGGCTATGAGGAGCCGCTTCCGGCAAGGTGGTCAAAAATGATATACGGGCGCCTCGAGTGAGACGCACATCACAAAATCAGACATGAGCACAAAAAAGTGTTAAAAATCCCTTGCAACAATCAGAACGAAAGAGTAAACTGTCTGTGAGGGCGCGAGGGCGCCGGCAACCGAGGGAACGAAAAATGAGCGATGCGATTGAATTTGTCAGGGATATCAGGCACTGCGCGGAGCCCTGGACTTGGAACCTGCTGCAGGAAGACGGCGAGATCACCTACTCACCGAATCGCGACGCCCGCACCGGATGGATCCGCTACAAGTGCAAGACCGCTAAGGCCTTCACCGAGGTGCTTGAGACCCTCGAGTACTGCCGCGGCTGCTTCTGCCGCGACAACGGGTACACCAGGCGCTTCGGTCTCCGGGGCCTCATCAACTGCAAAGAGGACAGTGAAGCCCTGACGGTTACCGCCTACTACGGATACGTCAGGCTTTGAACAGCACCTGCCCCGGTACGCCGGGGCTTTTTAAGGGGAAAACACCATGAAGGTTCTACAGTTTATTGCGGCGGCATTCCTTGCCGCCTCCATCGGCGCCATGACAGGCGCCGCATTCGCAGACCTGCCGCAGGTCTATCAGAGCAACAGCACCGGAGAGGTAAAGGGCTGGGAGGACTCCTCCGGCTACCACGCCTGCAAGGTCGGACAGGACTGCCGTATCCCGGCAGAGTATGATTTGGTTTGGGTAGAATAAGATGGCTCCGAGAATTATGCGCATCTGCGCCGCGGTAAACGGCGCCATCCTGGGATTTATAATCCTATATTACGCCGGCACGCCGGTGGTCTATATCAGCCACTACAGCGGCGCTATAGTAGCTGTCAGGCATGGCATTTTTACAAAGGTCTGCACGCTCGCCGAGGAGTGCGAGCTGCCGGAAGGAAAATACAAGGTGGTATATACGAGATGAAGCTGATAGATGTAAAAACCCTGCTTGGCCTGCAGGTGATGGCGCGCACCGCCGCAGGGGATTTTTTTGCGCTTGACTCGATGCGGCATTATCTGCTTGAGCGCGACCCGCACGCCTACATGCCCTTTAATCTCTTTGCCGCGATGGAGGATCCCGATTTCGTACCGCTCGCAGTTTTCAGCCGGTATGAGACAGCTGTGCAGGACTGCGACAAAGAGGCGCAGGAGGAGTTAAGGCGCATCATGAGTGAGTTTATGGGCACCGAGGAGTATTCGAAGCAGGTAGAGACCTACAACCGACTGCATCAGATGGGGTATGACAATGAGATGTAAGCCGGTGATGTACAAAGGCAGGCGGTTTAAGTCTGTTACCGCACTGCGGGAGTATTACGGGCTGAGCAAGATGCTGTATTACTTCCGCCGCTATGCCGGGATCCCACTGGATGCTCCGAAGGGCGTGCCAGGACAGCACGCCGCGGGCGTCTCGCGCGTTGAGGTTGTTACACCTGACGGCATGTCCTATCCGTCAATCGCGGCATATGCGAGAGCATTGGGCATCCCTGAGGGGGCCGCGCGCTACCGCGTGCGCAGCGGGCACCTATCGGCAAGGCCGCTCTGCCGGACATGTGAGTACGGCGGGAAATACTACAGGAGCCACGTCGCGATGTACAAGGATTTGAGGCTGCCCTACGGAAAGGGCGAGGCATTAAGGAAGGAGCACGAAATGAGTGTTTGCAGGACAAAAGTAGCTGACTACTATCACCTTGATGGACTTGAGGATCCGCGGCTTGATGGCGAGCTGGTTAAGGACTTCATAGCTGAGGCAAAGAGCCAGATCAAATACCGTTTCAGCGTCAGGGATGTATTCGGCGACAGGCTGGAGCGCATGGCGGTGATGTACGCGAAGGACAAGGCGCCGAAGCTGACAGCCGAAGATGATATCTATGACCTGCATCTCGACATGGTCCGCGTGTACCTGCCCGATATCGAGAACGCCGAAGTGGAGTCATACAGCCATGCGGACTAAACAATTTGGCAGTTTTCAAATTGACGCGCCGCGAGGATGCGGCCATGCCCGGCGGATCGTGTGGGATGGTGTGCTGTATCCTACGATAGCCTCTGCGGCAGAGGCCTGCGGCATCACCGCATCGGCTATGTGGTACCGCATCTCGCGCGGCTATGGAAAGCCGCGGAAGAAGTCCCGCAGGCCAGCCCGCCTGGACTGCGAGTTTCAGGGCGTACGCTACCGGAGCATCGGTGCGATGGCGCGCGCTTTGGGCATCGGCTGGAGTAAGGCGCGAAGCTTTGCCGAGGAGGTGCACCGGTGCGAGATCGAGTATGCGGGCAAAAAATATCACTCAATGACAGCCCTTGCCGCGGCGTATCATCTGACAGACACCTGCTGTATATACCGGCTCAGGCACAATATCCCGCTCGAGGCGTCGTCTGTCCGGGGAGTGAGCAGCCGGAAGCCCTGCACCTGGGAGGGGGTTGACTACCCCTCGGTTTCCGCCGCGGCGCGCGCCTGCGGCATATCCTTTTCCGCGATGCATGAGCGCCTGATGCGCCGCGACAGGCCGAAGAGGCCGCGGCGTAAGCCTGTGCGCATGCCCTGCGAGTACAACGGGCAGTTTTACAGCACGCTTGCCGAGGCGGCGCGCGCCCTCGGCGTATCGCGCGACAAGGCACGCTCAATCGTCAAATTTTATGACTGATATCACATTTTGGGATAAACGCACAAAAAAGTGTTAAAAATCTCTTGCAAGTCTTTAATCATGAGAGTAGACTGTCTGTGAGGGCGCGAGGGCGCCGATGAAAAACGAGGAACACAAAATGATTAAGATGGTTAACAAGGCAGGGCGCCTCACCGAGGGTGCAAAAAAGGCTTTTGAGGGTGCTTTTATCTGCGGGCCTTTTAATGAGTGCCTCCGCGTTCCGGGCATGATCGAGTGCGACCGCACCGGCTATCACGAGACTGCTAAGGCCAGGAAGGTTGCAGCGCTTCTCGACAGCCTGAACATCGGCTGGAAGATTGATGATGATTTTGCAACCATCTACCGTGTCGCACGCTTCCGCGAGGCTCTTGAGGACATCTCTCGGGTTGCAGCCTACGAGTTTTCCTGGATAGTTAAAGGATTTGCCGAGGCCGATAAGGATTAAGGATTTACGCCGCCGCCTGCGCAAGGCGGCATTTTAACCGAGGAAAAAAATATGGGCAAGACTGACGAGACCAGGACCTACCTGCGCGAATTCCTGCCGCGCGCCGTTTTCACGAAGATGAAGTGCCTGCGCTGGTACAGGCACAATGACACCGGGGCACTGAGCA